AGAGAAACAAGAGAAACAATTGATTGTTTCTTGATAAGTGATTGATTTTCAATAAGTTAGATATATTATAAACAAATAAACAATAAGAAATATAAATCACTTAAATAGAATTGTAAGTAGTGAATAGTGATATGATATAGATAATCACTTAACGTATCACTTATTAAACATAAAAAGTAAGTGATATAGGGCAATTAAATATTTATGCCATATAGATTCTTTTCACTAATGCATTTTTTATAAGTGATTGATTTTCAATTAGTTATATTCAGTGAAATAAAAACTATGTTGTTTACAGGCTCAGTTCTATTTCACTGAATAACTAGTGAAACGTGAAACAATACAAACTATTTTCCATATTGGTAAATCAATTCACTGATATAAAAAATGTTAATTTCTCATTTCCTGTGTAATTTTTATTCTGCGAGAATTTTCACCTATCAGTTTTTATTAGTATATTTGCAAAGTAATAAAAAACTATATTTATGATACGCATAGGTAAATACAAGTATTTGGTAGATTTACAAGAAAATGCCAACTTACAGTCTACAAGTGCATTTTTCATACTTGAATTTGAGTATGATAATAAAGTATACATAGGCTGGACAGGAGAAACAAAAGCTTTCACTGTAAAAAACAAAATAGAAGTACTTATAAGTAATGCATTTCGTAACACTATTTGGCTAAACAAAAATAATCCAGACTTAATAAAAGCCGTAACTGAAAGCAAATATATAACGGTGTCAACAGAAGAAATTCCTATGAACCTAGACTTGATAAGCATATACTTAAGAATGTATGAATTGATAGATGAATATATGGCTTATGCTCCCTATGGCCACAATATAATAAATAGCTTAAATAAATGTGCAGCAGAAAAAGCCGTCATACCAGGATATGCAGCAAAATGGGGAATACCAGAAACTATATATAGAGCTGGTACGAATAGCGTTCGTAGCTATCCGCATAGAGCCGTTTATCAATATAAACAAATGACTGATAATCTATATAAGCTCTATAAAAAATGGGACTCCGTAAGAGAGTATATAGAAAGTGTGGCTCCGATGAAAATAAACCCAAGCGCGATATATATGTGTTGCAATGGCCAACGTAGAATTGCTTATGACTGTATATGGAGATTTGATGGAACAGAGGAAATAATTGAAATTGCTCCAGATATGAGAAAAGTAAAAACTAAAGAGGCTGCCAACATAGAGAAAGATGCAGAAAATAGAGTGGCTAAGTTTATGGCCAAACAAGCCAAGATAGCAAATAAGTTAGAAACTGGTAAATCAAGAATACTCAAATAATATGAAAACAGATAAAATAGCACAGAAATTAGCAGATATATTGCCAAACAGGCCAGTAGTTCCTGGAATGTCTAATCCAGACACATCCAAACTTGTAGAACAAGAGGCCACGCGCATCAAATCAAAGCAAGATGCAAAAGAATTGGCTCGTATTAAATATCTTGAAAAGCAGAAGCTTAAAAATCTTCAAGCTAAACAAGAAAAACGCCAATCATTAGCAGAAGAACTCGGCGTGGAAGAAATACCAGATGGCCAAACTGAGTTTCAAGCCAAACGCATCGTAGAGCAGCAAAAACGAGTTGAGGCTATTGAGGCACTTGAGGCTCAGACTGTAGAGCCGCTTAAAGCAACTGAGTTAGCAGAGCGCCATGACTCGGGCAGAGGTTCATATTCATCAGCTATACGCTCAGCACTTCAGTTACAAGGAGCATCAAGACCTGAAATAACAAAGCTTCTTACTAGCCTTAATATCAATTTAAGTGTTCAGCTTACAAAGCAAGACACGGCTAATTTATTGGCTTGTCTATTAACATGTAACCACTCGCAGCTACAAGCCTTAATGGCTAATAAAAAAGTGCCGGTTGTAATAAAAACTGTAATTAAGCGCCTTATTGAAGACGAAAAGCTAGGTAACATTGAAACTATAGAAAAATTATGGGATAGAATATTTGGCAAAGGACCTATGCAATTAAGTTTCCCAGAAGGACAGCAGCTGCAAACTGGAATAATACCAAATCAACCGGTGTCCAGAGAAGCTTATATTTTGATACGTGATACTTTAATTAAATAGCGATATGAACATTTTAGTAGAAGAAACAATGAGAGCCAAAGAAATAGCTCTTTCACATGACTATCTTACTAAAGTATTGGATTATAATAGTGAGACAGGTGAGTTTATATGGAAAATAAGCCCGAGTAGAAACATAAAAGTAGGAACTAGAGCTGGTGTTGTAAATAAAACTGGCTATAGACTTATAAGCATAAATAATATAAGATATAAAGCCGGCAGGCTAGCCTGGTTTTATCATTATGGAGAATGGCCTTCAGATGAAACACCACAGATTGACCATATAAATGGCAATAGGTCAGATGACCGCATAGTTAATTTAAGGCAAGTTACAGATGAGCAAAATAGTAGAAACCAAAAAGTTAGGTCTACTAATACATCTGGACGCACAGGCGTACAATTTCATAAACCTAGAGGTAAGTGGATGGCTGTTATAAGAAATAATGGCAAATATGAGTGCTTAGGTTACTATGCAAAATTCGAAGATGCTGTAAAAGCAAGAGAAGCAGCTGAAATAAAGTATGGATATACAGTAAGAAAGGAGGGATAATGGACTCGCTGAAAACAATGCAGGAAAGAGCTTTAGATACTACAAAGCCCGGAACTGTAAATCCTAAAGAACTTCTTCAGGTTGAATTACTATCTTCTTTTGAGAAGTATACAAAGTGCATGTTTAAGGCGCAATATCATAGAAGTTTTATAGTTGCAGAACACCATAAGAAAATGTTTGAAGTATTACAGGATGTTGTAGATGGTAAGTGTAAGCGACTTATTATCAATATAGCTCCACGCTATGGTAAAACTGAACTTGTTATCAAATCATTTATATCATGGTGTTTTGCGCTAAATCCAAAATGTCGATTTTTGCATCTATCTTATTCAGATATACTTGTGAATGATAATTCTGAAACAATCAGAAATATCATGCAAGAAGAGCTTTATAAGACTCTTTTTCCTAACTCAGCTCTTGCATCTGAAAAAGGGTCAGCTAAGAGATGGAAAACTAAAGCTGGAGGAGAACTTTATGCAGTATCAACTCAAGGCCAAGTAACTGGATTTGGTGCAGGAGCAGTAGACGAAGTACCAGATATTGATAAAATGGACGGAGGCAATGATATATTCACATTCGATGACCATACAAACGAGATGCTTGATATGATAGGAGCTACAACAAACATTTTCCAAGGCGCGATTGTGATTGATGACCCAATTAAGCCAGAAGATGCTGAGTCAGATATTGTCCGCGAGCGTATTAACATGCGATTTGAAAACACAATTCGTAACCGTACTAACTCGCGTAACACTCCAATCATTATAATAATGCAAAGGCTGCATGAACATGACCTTTGTGGCTATTTACAAGAGATAGAGCCAGACGAATGGACTGTTTTATCACTTCCAGTTATACAAGTAGACCCAGAAACTGGAGAAGAACATGCACTTTGGCCAATGAAGCATACGCTTGAAGAACTTTATAAGATGCGTGAGATAAATCCGCTTGTATTTGACACACAGTATATGCAGGACCCAACACCAAAAGAGGGTCTTATGTATGAAGGATTTAGAACTTATAAGATAGAAGAGCTTCCAACAGGCACAAAAGCACTTCAAAAGTGGAATTATACTGATACGGCTGACACAGGAGCTGATGATTTGTGCTCAATTTGCTTTATAAATACACCTGAATACTGTTATATAACTGATATTTTGTTTACAGATGCACCTATGGAGGTCACAGAGCCAAAACAAGCTGAAATGCTGACCAAAAATGGCACGGTTGAGGCCTTAATTGAGTCAAATAATGGAGGCCGTGGCTATTCGCGTAATGTAAAGCGTATATTAAGAGTTGATTTGCGTAATTTCAGATGTGCTATTAAAACATTTACACAGACAGAGAACAAAAAGGCACGTATTTATACAGCTTCTGCTAATGTTCAAAGTGATATTTTGTTTCCAGAGGGCTGGGAGAGAAAATGGCCCAAATTTTATAAGGCTCTTATGTCATATCGTAAGGATAATAAGAAAAGAAACCAGCACGATGATGCTCCAGATTGCTTAACAGGAGTATATGAAATGCATGCAAGAAAAGGTGGACGTAAAAAAATACACTTAAGAAACTAAAATTCATATTCTCGCATTATTCTCGTAATTTCTAGGCTTCTAATTATATATGAATGATTAAATCATAAGCCTTGAATGAATATAATGCGAGAATATGAGATAAAAAATACCTCTATAAAAAATGTTAAAAGCGGTACAACTTATAAAGAAATTTAGTATATTTGCACTGTGGAGAAGTCAATTCGAAGCAAAAATACAGGTAATTCGATGCAAGTTAAGGGTAGCTGCTCGGTAGTATTAACATTAAAAACATAAATAATATGGGATTAAACTGTGGATGCCCTGCCGGTGCTCATATCGCCGACCTTGAGATTGCTGAATGCAAGGAGAGTATGGGGCAAGTTCAAAAAGTTGCATTCCAGCGCATCTATAAGACAGCTGGAACGAAGAACTCTGTCACTGACCCGACTAAGAAAGCATCGTTTTCTACCTTGTTTTCTGCGGCTGATGGTTCTAAAATGACAGTTTCTCCGTATATTCAAGGACCTACTTCTGAGCCTGGTGCAGCTCGTACATTCGGCGGTGGTAACCAGACACTTGGAGGTATTGAGATTACAATTGGCCGTGAGCCGACAACGTTCTCTGCCACTATCTATCAGGAAAGTCAGAAGACAATTGCACAGCTGAAACAGTACATGTGCGAAGAGATTGGCGTTTGGCTGATTGATGAAAATGGTAATATCGGCTGTTTGGTAGATGACCATGATGAGCCTACAGCATACTTCCCAATTCCTATTGGTAAGTTCTTTGTTGGTGACAAGAAGCTTGGTGGTTTTGAAGAGCCGGACAGTAATATCATTGAATGGTCATTCTATCCTAACTGGAGTGATAACTTCTACATCATTAAGCGCGAAACATTGGACTTCAATCCTCTTACAGATTGGGTTAATGCTGCTTCCGTTGGAGCTTAAAACTTTCAGTTATGAGAAAGAAAAAAGAACAAACAGTAACGTTGGTTGTGCCTAAGTACAATATGAGGCAGGAGTTTGGCATTCAGCATGCCGAACGCCTGCTTGATATGGGCACAGCCATAAACGGTGGATGGGAATTACCTAAAGATAGCAATTATACTTACGACGAAGAAAATGGCCTTAGAGTTAAATCAGATAAAGCAAATTCTGCAAAAGCCGACTAAACGTCAGACTATTCAGAAAGCTGTAAATATGCAGCGTCGTCTTAGATTTCATACTGAGACGAATATTGCTGTATCTGATATTAACCAACCTACGGCTATATTCCTTGATTGGGTAAGACAGTTGCTTCCGAAGGATAAATTCAACATATTCCTTCATCTGTTCAAATTTCCGTTGCCTACACCTGCTGTAGTTGAGGACGTCTATAGAGAACTCGAAAGGGTTTTCTATAGCCGTAACTCATCAAGCTCATACCAGTTTACAGACTCAGAGTTTGCAGAGGATTGGTCTCAGTATAAAAAGAATAACCTCAATGAGCCAGAGGTGTGGAAGACAACTGGATGGAAGAGAATGCAGGTATCGCCAAATAGTATTTTGGTAGTAGACCTTCCTCAAGTACAAACATCTTTACGTCCAGAGCCATATTTTTATTGGCTTGAGATTGATGCTGTAATTGATTACCAGACTTTTAGACTTGATGAAAATCAGTTTGAGTGGCTTATTTTCAAACAGCCGGAACATCGAATAGCTGTATTTGATGATACTTCTATAAGAGTATATCAGCTGAATGAGAAAAATGAAATTCAGTCACTTATTTCAGAGGCAAAGCACGATTTAGGATATTGCCCAGCTCGATTCTTTTGGTCAACACAACTCAATGAGAAAAATAAAGACCTTAAGAAAAATCCAATTACAAAAGAGCTGTCAAATCTTGATTGGTATTTGTTCTTCTCTATTTCGAAGCAGCATTTAGACTTGTATGCACCTTATCCTATATATAGTGCGTATGAAGCTGATTGTAATTTTGAGAATAATGAGACTGGTGATTACTGCGATGGAGGTTTTCTACGCAATGCAAAAGGCGAGTATAAAATTCTCAATGATGGAACAGTTGAAAAGTGTCCTTGCTGTAGCGAAAAGCGTATAGCTGGTCCTGGCTCATTCTTAGAAGTTCCTATACCAAATCAATCTGAAGGTGTCGCAGATATGCGTAATCCTGTTCAGATAACTACTATCGATAAAGACTCACTTGACTATAATGTCAATGAGTGTGCAAGGCTTAAAAATGAAATTGTAATTTCTGTTGTTGGTTCAGGTGGTACTGTAAGTGAAAAAGAAGCTATCAATGAAACTCAGGTAACTGCTAACTTTGAAAGCAAAACCTCAGTTCTCAATGCCTTAAAGACCAACTTTGAATTGGCACAGAAATTTGTCGAAGATACTGTTTGCAAACTCAGGTATGGAGGTGCTTTCATATCATCTTCTGTAAACTGGGGTACAGAGTTTTACGTTTTCACAGTAACAGAGCTATATTCTAAGTACAAACAAGCGAAGGAGAATGGTGCGTCTAACTCAGAACTAGATGCTATATCGCAACAAATTCTTGAGGTTGAGTATCGCAATAATCCTTTGGTACTTCAGAGAATGCTCATCTTAAAGCAATTGGAACCATATCCACATAAAACGCTGGATGAAGTGTTAAAATTGTATGAAAAAGAGTTATTAAATGAAAATTTGGTAAAGCTTAAAATAAATTTTAGTACTTTAGTTGAAAAATTTGAACGTGAGAACATTAACATAATTGAGTTTGCTTCAAATAAGCCAATGAGAGAAAAAATAGATATTATAAACAAAAAACTTTTGGAATATGTTACAGAAATTGGAACTTCAGCAACTACGGGCACTCAGTCTTGAGGATGTTAAGTCTTATAAGAAAAAGGCCGTAGAGCGTAAAGCAGAACTAGAAGCTGCTAAGGCTAAAGGCGGAAAAGCTTGGACAAGCGACTTACAGGAAGAGCTTGACGAGGTAGTTCTTTTCCTAGTAGATGTTGATGATGTTATCGAAGAAAAATTATCGGCATCAAAAACACAGGCTAAGAGTGGTTATACTCCTAAGCCGGGTACTGAGAAGATGGTGCACTTGTCAATTGTGCGTGGTCGTAGGTTTAATCCAATGACTGGCAAAGAAGAGTCACCAGCATATACTCAAATGTTCACATTCGCAGAGTGGCAGCTTTTCAAGAAAACGTATAAAGGCCTTGGTTATACCATTATGGCGGCCTTGCATGACCCATACGGAGATGCTGCAGAGTTAGTACAAAAATAATTAACAATAAAAACAAAGCTATATGTTAACAATTGAGATGCTACGACAAAGTTCAGCTTTAACAGGTCTTACAGATGACCAGCTGAATGCAATTGCTGAGATGTCAAGAAATGATGAGAATACCGTTATAGGTACTAAAATCGGTGCATTGCACGGTCAGTATGACACTGATATTCTTGGCATTACAGGCATTAAAAAGAAAGATGGTGAAAAAAGTTACGACTATGCTAAGCGCGTACTTGGCGAGTACAAAACTAAAGCAGAGTCTGCAAAAACAATTCAAACTCAGCTTACTGCTGCTCAGGCACAGGTCGCAGAACTCCAGTCTAAACTTGAAAAAGGAACTGGCGATGAAACTTTGAAGCAACAGCTGAAAGATGCTAAAGCTCAAGTAACTCAGCTTCAAACTCAGCTTCAGACAAAGGAAACTGAGTTCAATACCAAAAAGGCAGAGTTTGATAAAACTATTAAGGACACGCATGTAGATTATGCTTTTCAAGCTGCTACGGCAAGTCTTAAGTTTAAGAGTGGTATTACTGAGCCTATTCAGAAGACGCTGCTCAATGCTGCAAAAGCAGAAGTCCTTGCAAAAGGTACTCCTGATTTCATAGAGGACGGCCAAGGAGGAAAGAAACTTGTTATTCGTGGTGCGGATGGTAATATCCTCAACAATCCGAAGAACAATCTTAATCCTTATACAATGCAGGAGCTTGTAATGGAAACGTCGCTTAAAGACGTAATTGACACAGGCCGTAAGCAGGCAGGTGGTGGAACAGGAGGCTTTGGGTCCGGTTCAGGCGGAACAGGTGGAACACTTGACTTATCTGGCATTAAGAGCCAAGTTGAAGCTGATAAAGCCATTGAGGCACATCTGCTTGCAAATGGTTTGACCCGTGACTCGCAAGAATTCGCAGACCAGTCAATGCAGCTGAGAACTGAAAACAATGTGGCAAGTTTGCCTATTAGATAAAATGGCACATCCTAAGAGATAAACGAAAAATGCTATGAGGCGTAAAAGGGTAATGCACCATATTAGCATAAGTATTAACAATTAAAAAACTTAAAAGTTATGAGTCTAGTTTTAACACGTATCCAGAACATCCGTGCGAACTCTAACCTTGATAAGTTTGAGTATCGCCCCAGTAGGTACGGTGCGCTGAACGCTTTTATGGTGCAGTCTGAAGACCCTACTGGCATCCTCACTGAGGAACTGAAGCAAAAAGCAAGGACCTCCATCGGTAACACGCTGGAAACTCCGGTAATTGACTATGATGCTGATATTACTATCGGTAGTACCCGCACTTTGACAATTGCCGACAGTGAAAACACTTCTAAAATGGTTCAAATCACGTTTGCCACTTATGCATGGGGATTTACTATTGCTCCAGCAATGTACATGAATAACGAAATTGGCATTCAGAAGGACTTTGAAACCAAAATGATGAAGTACATCTATGCTTTTGCGAAAAAGCTTGATGAAGCTGCTCTTGCTGCTCTCGCAGCCAACAAAACACAGGTTTTGAAAAATCCGCTGCTGTATGACTGGTCTGCTAATGCCATCAATGCAAAGTGGACTGAACGCGAAAACGTATTTGGTGACCTTGAGGTTATGATGGGGGCAAATGACTTCTATGGTCAGTTGCATCTTGTAGGTGACCCTGGTGTTGAGTCTATCATGCGTAAGTTGCAGCAGCACGGTCTTTACAATGACGTAAACAAGCAGAATGAATTTGGCACAAAAATTGTTCACTTGACGAACAATATCGCAGCTGCCGAAGGTAAGTATGCTCAGGGTTACGCTGTAAATGCCGGCTCTCTTGGAATGTTGACCCGCTTCGAGCGTGACTGCTTGCTTGGAACTGTTTCCGGTGACGGCCATGAGTGGGGTATTGCTACTTTGCCTCTGTTGAACATGCCTGTTGGTACATACTTCTACGATTCTGTAGGCGACTACAATGCTATCGCAGGAGCTGCTACTGCCGATATGACCCGCACACGCAAAGAGCACTATGGTTTTGCTGTTGACGTGGCCTTCTTGACTGCACATAACAGTGCACCTAGCACTTTGGCAAGTCCTATTCTGGCATTCAATGTATCGAGTGAAGATGCAGTTTATGCTAAGCCTGTTGTTGTTATGAATACTGCTGATAATCCTGTTAACACTAAGGAAGCAGGTGCAGGGATTGGAGGATAATAAACCGATAGCAAATCTTTGAGTTGTTATTAGCTTTGGTAGGAGGCACACTGAGCCACTAGGCGATAGTGGCCTCCTATTTTTCATTAAAAATTAAGAATTATGGTTAGAGCCAACGATATACAAGAAAAGCTGTTACACCTTATTGGATGGGAGCAGAATTATGATACATCAGACTTAAAAATATCTGATGCTTTAACTGTGAGTGAAAGTGGCCTATATTTTCAACAAATTCATCCTTTGCTGACTTTGCAGAATATGTCATGTATTGCTCCGGATTTTAAGAATATTACTTTTCCAGAATACAATTCTGAAAAGGAATATAGCAAAGGCAATGTAGTTGATTATCAAGGAACG